GGGAACTCGTTACCCCACGCCGTGAGAAGGTAGTATTCCACCCCGTAGTGGTCGTACTTGAACACCACTTTGTCGAGGTCGCCATTGTCATGGAACTCCGGCATCATCTCGCCGTGCTTGATGATGGTTTCGAGAATGTCCCCATCGAATTGTCGGTCGTCGTCTTTAAAAGACGTGATGAAGTCAATGGTCGCCCTGAAATCGTCAATGGACCGCGACCAATCCTCTTCGGGTGAGAAGTCAGTCAAGGTCAACACCGCGTTCTTCCGCGAGGTCGAACACTCGATTGGCTACGTCTGCTCGGAACGCCGTGTACGCCATTGCTTCAAGAACCTTCCAATGGTTCGTTTCGCCGTCCTTGACGTAGACGTTCCACTCCTCGGGGTTGCTCTCGGCGTGCTGAAGCACCGGGAGGAACAAGTGGTATTTCTGTACGTATTCGTGCCAGTCTACGGTTTCATGAATCGCCTTCCACGGGTCGTCACCGTAGTCTTCGGGGTATTCTTCAATATGGTCGAGGATGGTTTCTGCGGTCGATTCAACTTCGTTGCGGTATTCGAGTTCGCTCGGTTTGTCTGTCATTGTTGGATTACTTGCTGATTTCGGGTCGAACTGCACACCACACGCACATCGCCATCCATGAGAAGACTGCCGCGAGAATTATCTCGGGCAACATTAAGTCTATGCTCGGTTTTCCTTCCAGCAGAACCACACGATAGCAACCGTACACACCTCGAAGTACGTATAGTACGGAGTAATGGGTGACTCCTTGATGTACTTGATTTGCTCCTTTAGTTCGTCACTCACCGTGACGGAAATATGGCGGTTAGTGCTCGACGTTCCAGTATCCACAAGACCGAGAATGTACTCGCCATTCACCCGACCGAGTGGTTGGTTCGAGAACTCTCGAAGCGCAACTCGAACGAACTGTGAGAGGCTTCTGAATCGTTTGTTGTTGCCAACGATTTCCTCGATTGAATCACGAATAATCGGCTCGGCTACAACCGTAATGTTATTTTCAGAAACACTCCCATTCGTGTTAATGTTGGTTTCGAGGTTAGTGCTACTGTCGAAGGCGTCTGCAATGTTTTAGATGCTCATTGTATTAGAGTGGGTTATTTACAGTCTATGCGAACTTGTAGTCGAGTACGAGCAGGTCGGCGTTCTCCTTGCGGTACTGTGTCGCTCGGTCGTAGTCATTCGCTTTCTTGAGTGACTGATACACAAGCTCCGCCTCGAATTTCTCAGCGTGTTCTTCTGGAACCCACGCTTGATACTCGCCCTCAATGATGTACGTGAAGTTGAGGTCGGGGTGAGTAGGCTCCTCGGTCATCGTCTTGGAATCGAGTGTCGCCCAACTCTCCAAGACCTCCTTGGCGTACCGCCAAAACCGTCGAATACCTTTCACGCTCTGGTCGATTTCTTTAACGTGAATCCTCTTGAAGCCAAGACGCCCCATCATCGCGTCTCGACTTGAGTGACCACCAGCGAAGGCCGCCGCTATTTGAGAGCCACTAATCAACTCGCCGTCGTCCTTGGCACGGAGATTGAACAGGTCGGTGGATTTCCCGTAATCCATATCCCATTCGAAGTCCCATCGAACCACACCCGAGGTGTGGGAGAACCGCGAGAACTCGTCGCTCTCACCGTAGAATACTCGAACTTCGTTGGAAGTCGGCTTCGGCCTCATTCGGCTGAATTTCGGCGGTTCCCGGCAGGACTGACACATTAGGTGGTGTTCGCCGGTCGAATCCCAGTAATATCCTGCGGGGTTGCTGATGAACTCCACGTACTCGTGGACGTCGCCGTATTCCGAGATGTGGAGACAGTCGTACTTCCAGTCGAACTCGTAGAACTCGGTCTGACAGACCGGACACGAGGTTTCTCGAACTTCGCCCTGCCAGTCATTGAGTACATCGTACTCATTAATTTCCTTCACCACGTCGTCGGGGAGGTCTTTCGGAAGTGGCTGGCAGTTGATTGCGAGACTCTGGTCGCCAAAGGCGTCGAGCCAATAGAGAACATCTCGTGGTTCAATCACCTCGTCCCAAAGGCGGTCGTCACTCCAGTCCGCTTCGTCGTGTTCTCGAAGCCTTCTCGTGGCTTCTTCTCTGGTTAATTCGTTGTAGTTCATTGGTAGTCGTGGCTGGCTCATCAGGGACGAGTCGCCAATCTCGCCCGACGAGTCCCGGTGACTCGTTTCGCCAGAGAGGAGAGTGCCTTACTTTGAGTCTTTACGCGGTTCCAACTACTGTCACCTCGTCGTTCATCGGGGAACCTCCGCTTCATCAGCAACCGTGCATTTCTCCAACTCGTCGCCGCACTTCTTGCACTCCGCCGGATTCGGGAAATTGTACGCCACGTCAGTACCGTACACGTATCCGTGCTGCTCGCACTTCCCTACGGGAATTACGTCAGTCGCCATCATCGGTCGAACAACCCCGCAGACGTCGTTATCAACGGCTCGCCGTTGATGAGCGTATTCACAATCACTCCATTCGTCGCCATTCGGAAATGAAGGTCAATATGGGCCGATGACTGCCCTCCAATATCCGATTTCTCCACGCCACCAAAGTGGATGAATGACCCATCCGAATTGATGGTGCCGTCAGCGTCATCGTAAAACATCCTCATTGGCTACGCCTCGATTGCTACATCTGCGTTTTCGAACCACTCGGTCGTAACTCTCGCTGGCGTCTCGATTGTCGCCATCACCGACTTATCCTCGGTGTCGTTCGTCACCATCTTAACCGAGTGGTCAAGGCCGCTCACGTCATCGAGGAAGCGATTGAGGAAGACCTCAGCGAGTTCGCCGCCATCTGCCGCCTCATTGCCTATCTCGTAGAGAATTTCGAATTTCATCGAATTAACTCCGCTCCGTCTGCCGCTCGCCGTTGTTCATCGCTCATTTCCGCTCGAACCTTCCGAAGTGCAAGACAGGGTTCACCCAGTTCCACGCACAAACGAAGGGGTTCGTCGTCGTTCATTGTTGCTTACGGGAAATCAGCGTAATCTCTTTTACTTCACCTTTCGAAACGTCGGCTTCGGCGGTGCGAAGCCACGGGTACGGGCCATCGCAGCCGGGATGCATTTGATGAATCGCCGTCAAGCGATACGAATTGCCTGCATCATCTACCGCTCTCACTTCTTCGAGAAAGTTCTCGGTGACGGTAAGGGTGTACGATGGGGTTCCCTTCCGGTCCGTAGTAAGGGTGACTTCATCTCCCGTATCGAGAAGCGTTATCAGGTGCCGGCGATGGATGTTCGTGTAAGTTTTCCCGACCGTCATATCTTCACGCTCGGTGAGGTAGTCGCGGTCGGATTCGCTCAATTCAGTTGCCTCATCAGGCTCGAAGTCCGACACGCTACCGAGAGTAATGTCACACGATGGGCCACTACACGACTCCGTTGGATTTTCTTGCGGGCCGTACCCACACCACGGGCAGAAGAATGGTTGGTCGTCGTTCATGGTTAGTTGCCCGGCAAGTTTTCGGGTTTGAAGCGGTCGGTCCATCGCGCGTCGCTATCGGCGGCGTCATCGACCGATGACGCATCGCCGCCATCGTACTCCGGCGTCGTTGCGTCGGGGTTCACGCCGTCGGTGACGGCGGCTCGTTGCTTGCTCGCGCTGTTATTCCGTGCGCTCTCGGCGTCGTTCGCTTTCGTGAAATCAGTCATCGTTTGAGTGTCCTTTGTCGGTCGCAGTCACTACCTTGCGGTCGTCCACGTCGATGACGGCCACGTAGGTTATCGCGCCCTATTCGTGGAGAAGTTCGACACAGAGGTTCCTTCATTTTTATTCCTCATCGTCCTCGGATTCTTCCTTTCCCTGAAACGCGGGTGCCTTCTTCTCCGCTTGATTCCGGAGGTCAATTCCCTCACTTCGTGCCCTCATCATCTTCTGATGCCTGATTTTCGCCGCGAGAGCTGACCCACTCATTATGCCTGCTCCGTGAATCCACTCGGGTTGTCCACAGCGTCGTTCGACAAGGACACATCCTTCTCTTCGTCGCCAAGAGAGCCGTCAGTGGTATCCACGCAGGGGTCGGCTCCGCCGTTGTATTCCTTGCTGTACTCCGCGTCAGGGTTGTCGTCGCTGGCATCATCGAGTGCTTTCTGAAGGTACTCTGCGAGGTCGGGATACCGACCTTCCGCCAACCACGTCCACTCTGCGAGAATCTGCACTTCGTGACAGAAGTCCTCGCTGGCCGCTTTCTTCGCCGCTTCGCGGAGTTCATCGGGGTAGCACTCGAACTTCAACGAGGTTGGCTCACTCGTTCGATTGAACTTCATTCCGCCGTAGGCGAACTCCCCGGTGTGACCGAAGTAGTCCCACATCAGGTCGGCCTTCGGCTGGAGGTAATAGTCGAAATTCGGGTTCCCTGAAACATCTCGCTGAATCACCACGGTCGTCTCGTCCCGCGTTTCGATGGTTGTTTGACTGTTGGTATTCGTCTCAATTTCTTCCACTCGAATCGCTGGAATGTGAATCTCTACGTACATTTCAGAAGTCCTCGAACTCTGCCGCCCATTTCTCCGCCGGGTCAGTCGTCTCTCGGGTATCCCGAGAACCGTGACAGTACCCCGCAACCGCCGCCTCATCGTTGTCGTGACCGGGCGATTCCTCGTTGTCGCCCCAATCGAGGTCTTCCGGCTCGTGAACGATTCCGTCTTTCTTCTCGTTGACCGTCGAGGACACCGAACCACGTTGAACCGACTCTACGTGATTCTGCCAGTTACTCTCATTCGCCATCGTCGTTGTCTCGGTGACCTTCGGGAAGCCCTGAGCCGTACTTCGTTGCTTCTCGCTCGTTTTTGATTGCCGCTCGCTTCAGCTTCTCTTTTTCTCCTTCGGAGAGTCCTTTTTTGTTGGTCGTCATTGGAATTGGGCCGCGATGACGCGGCGAGTGATTATAGACTTAACTCTCGACAAGTTAAGTCTTTGGCTTAGTCGTTCAACAACGCCTGCACGTCGTCGCTCACATCTGCCTGATTGCCGAGCGAATCCACGTCGTCCATTTCCATCTCACTCCGTGAGACAGTCTCCTGTCGTTCGCTGAGAGGAGCCGGGTCAACGCTCATTGTCCCGAAGGGAGAGCCTTGCCAGTGTACTCGGTCGTCGCCAATCCTGAGTCTCGGGCGTCTTTGGCGGCTTCGCCGTGGAGACTGTGACCACAATCGTCGCAAACGAGAACCGCCGGAATCCCGATAACTGGCTCCTCAAGCATGAACGTCCGTCGTTTGTGATTGCATCGGTCTTGTCGTCGTTGGCGTTTTCTCGCACTGTACTGTGCTTTTGCGAGGTCGCGCTCGGTGTACGTTGGCTGGTTCATCGTTCGTTGTAATACCGCATTGCTCGGATTCTCATCTCCGCTTCAACCGGGTCGGCTTTGTCGGGGTTGTCGGGTGTTTCTTCGTTCATTTCTTCTCGCGTCGGTACTCTATGCCCGAGCTGGTCGGTCGTCGGATTGTCGTTGGTACTCATTTCGAGTCGTGAACTACGTTCATTTAATCGCTCGATTCACCGCAAACCCCGGCGAGGTGTGACTCTCGCTATCTAACCATCCGGAGTACCGCGTCGAGAGTTAGAGTGCCAGTTATTAAGTCTATACGGTCACTCGAAAGTGGCGACCGGCTCCACCTCCTCCGAGTCTCGTTCAGTACTGCGCTCGTCTCGGTCGTCGTAGACTTGTTCGAACGGGTCGTCACTACGGTCGCTATAATAGGGATAGTAGCTCATTGTTCTGAAGGTGTGTGGTACTGCGTGCGTTCAGTTGTCGAGTGCTTCGAGGACTGCCGTGGTGACTGCCGTGGCAATTTCCTCGGCGTCAACATCCTGCGTGGTGCTGCTCGCGTCGTTCTCCTCATCGGCTTCCGGCTCGTCGTCGCTCTCACCGTCCGTGGTACTACCCTCGCTGTGAATCGTCGGGCCGTCGTGACCCCTGTGAGTCCCACAGAACACGCCTTCCGCCGCGCCATTCTGACACCGCTCGTCGGTGGAAGCGGCGATAGCGGCGCATTGAATATCCTCCGTCTCGTCATCATCCTCAACAGCGGGCGTGGTACTGCCCGCGTCGTTGTCGAACTCGTCGAGCATCGTCTCCAGCATCTCGCACGCCTCCTCGTACACGTCCTCGTCTGCCACGAGCAGAGGGAGACGCTCGCCGTTGACCACCGGCAGGCTGAACTCGCCGGAGAGGTCGTCTACGTCGTGATTCTCGGACTTATCGAATAAGCCCTTCAACTCGCTGCGCTCCCCGTCCGTCAGGTCGTCGTGCGGGGTTGCGATTGTCTCACCGAACGCCTCTTTGAAATCGTCCGTCGTATACTCCGCCTCTCCCTGAATTTCACCGAGGCACCCGTCGCGGTTGTAGAGCGCGTCCTGTACTGCGTTCGCCCACTTGACCGCAGGCAGGTCGGTGTCGTCCATCGTGAAATCCTCCACCGCGCCGATAGCGTCTTTGAGAACACCGAGGTGTTCTTGCAGGCTCAGGTAGCGGGACGTGACCGGATGCGGGGTGAAATCGTCGTCGTTGTTGTTAGTCGCGCTATCCATCGAATCTGCCGTCTGCGTCTGGTTTGCGAATGACATTGTGAGTCGTGCCTGAATCACGCGAGTGTTTATCGCGTCCGTGATTCATTGACGCGGGACTCATTGAGGCGAATCCAAACCTGCTGTGAGACACGCGAGCGATTGACGCTGGCGTGTCTCTATCCAGCGATTCTGTCTGCGGGTGTCGCTTTCGGAGAATATGCTCTCAAGAAGCGTTCTCCATGCGGTTTTCGGCGCTTCCGACCAACGAGGTCGCGCGTTCTCGTTGACGCACTCGGGTGGGTTGAGTGTATAATCCGGGCGGGCCGCTGGACGCGCCTCTCAACACGCCTGTATAGGCCCGCACCCCCACGGGTCGTTGGTCGGTCGCTCGAACCGGCTCATATCTCGGGAATCTGCTCACGTAGTGAGTCTGCTCTAACCTGAAGTCCCGTCGTTGGTCGCCACGTTACCGCGCAATTCCAAGACGCGAGTAACGATTGTCGTTGGTGTGCCCCGATTGACTCCGACACTACGTGTCGGCTCGGTGGTATCCATCGGCCTCGCCATCTCACTGCGCATTTTGACGCGCATAGTGAGTTCTGACGCCCTGCGGCCTTCAACCCACAGACGGCGGGTTGCAAGACGCGAGTCTGCTTTCATCCCTTCACCCCCGGCGAGCCGTCTTGAGCCTACGGCTCCCGAGTCCTGAATCGGGCCTCGCGCATTCCAATCCCGTGTCCGTGGACGCGGGGAGTGCATCTGACGTGCTACCTTCAGATGCGTCTACCCCGTTGGAATCGCCCCAACGACGGGTGGGTGCGTGCTTAGGATTGCGAGTCTGGCGCGTGTGTGGTTTCGCAGGCGTGACCCTGCGTCTGCCGCGAAGCCTGCTGACGAGCAACAGCCTCACACTCATTTCCAACAACCCGGCATCCCGCTTCCGTGGTTCCGCTCTCGCTCCCACTTCCGCGTTCATGGCCACAGTCGCCCACAAGCGTGGCTCCCGGCTTCCTCCGGGGCTTCCACGTAGCGCCTGTGAGTGACATACCAATTCCGAGCATCCGGTGACATATAAACCCTTGGTTCAGTCACGCGACCCGCGAGCGGGACGCACGCCACCAACGGCGCGGGCGCTTGAACCCGAGCGCAACTGAACAGCATTAGATTACGGCGTTAATTTCGAGAATATAACCCCTAAATCTCGGGTTCCGGCCATTCGGAGCGCGTGGTCGAGTGCGGACGCGAGCAGACGCGCCACCAACGGCGAGCAGGCGCGAGCAAGCAAGCGCCACGCGCGGGCCGAATGGCGGTCCCCCAGATGCCCTGCACGGCAAGCTCAACCCCTGCGTACTGCCGAAAACGAGAGGTTTAGGGGTGCCGAAAGTGGGGGATAATTTCGAGGTAAACGGAGCGAAACCGAGATAGCCACCTATAAACGACAATCCAGAACAACCAAGTGATTAACCGACTAATATTCGAACACTTCAGAACGAACAAATGAGGCATCATTACAAACCAAAACACTCGAAAAGAAGAGGTTGCACGACACGCAAGCGTCACGCGAGCGAAACGGCGCGCAACACGCACGCCATCCTCCCCGCGACCACGGCTCGACCGCGAGCAAGCATCGAGCGCCGCGTCATCGCGCCGAGGACGCGAGCGAGAGCGCCGAGCGACCAACGAGCCGCAATTCCCACGCGTAATGTTACCCACGCGAATTGAAACCCACCGCCGAGAACTACCTACGCACCCGCCTCATCGCGTTGTATCACGCGGATAGTGCTACGTGCGGGATACATAGAACCCACCCTCAAACCAACACACCACAACGCGCGAACGCAGGACTAAGCGTGTCGCTTAGTTACCTCAGCCGCCTGATTTCTGGAGTCTCGGGTTTTGTGAGTGTGGGCTGTATGGAGGATGAGGTGGTGTTGCATGGGGTTGCCAGCCGTGTGGCTACACGCGTGGGGCGTGGGTGTGGATGGGTGTGTCGATTCGAGTGGTAGGAGTGTTCTGTCCGTTGTTTTCATGGGGTTCGGAGGTCGAGCGCACAAGCGTGGGCGTTCGGGTGTTCGAGCGCGAGGACGCGGCGAGCCAAGCGCAAGCGAGCCAACGTGCGGGCGAGCCGAATGGATGAACGCACGCGAGAGAGCGCGTAGGACGCACACACGCAAATAACGCACGCACCCACAGGACGCACGCACACAACCCCCCTAAACCCCACAGAACACCACACACAAGCCCCCTACCCACCAACCAGCCACCCACGAGTTAGCACACGCACAAGCGAACACACGCACGCAGTTACGTAACCTCGCCTCTGAATTATCTCAATTTGCGGAGGGGTTTTCGGTTTTTAGTCGTTCGTAGATGTAGATGTCGCCTGTGGAGTGGCAGAGGATGTAGAGGTTGGCGTTGAAGTCGGTGTAGTGGAATCCGAGGCTGGAGTTGTTGGTGGTGTAGTCGGGGTTGCAGAGGGTGTCGAGGAGTGTGATGGAGATGTGGTCGGAGAGGTTGATTTGGGTTTTCTTGGGGTTGACTCCGATGAGGGTGGCGATGGTGCGGATGACGGTGACGTGGAGTGGGGTGATGGAGTGTGTGTCGTGGTGTTCGGTGGCGATGAGGGTGAGGTGGCGTGTGGTGGGTGTTTCGGTGATGGTGGGTTTTGCTGGCATGGAAAAGGGGAGTTGATTGTCGTGTTTAAGTTGTGGGATTGGTGGGTGCGGGCGAAGCTACGGTTTGTATATTTCGGGGGTATATTGGAGTAATTTGGGGTGATTTTGGGTGTTTTGTGACGATAAAGCGAGGGTTTGCTTATAAACCCCCACCCCTCCTATATAAACCCGTGACCTTTCATAAGGGTGCGGAGGGTCGCGGCGAAGCCCTCGGCGGTTCTGTTCTCTCTACCGCTGGCTGGTTCAGTCAGCACAACACTCTCTCTGGTTCTGTTTTCATTTCCGCTTTACCACAGAAAGTTCGTAGGGCTTTTCCCCAACGATTTCTGTGGATTTTTCTCATATTCGATTTTAGCTCACACCCCGCGTCATCGCGTTGAATATGAAGTTAAACTCTTAGTATTATGGCACAAGCAGAAGTAACAGGTGCAGACGAGAGTGACCTATGGAGTCTCCAGCGCGAGTATGAGGATTCCCCGAAGTATAAGGAAACAGGCGTGCCCTTCGAGACAGCGTACTGCCTGACTCATTGCGCGAAACAACCAGACGACTACGACGGACTTCCACGCTACTGCACGAAACGAGTGAAGCGAACCGATGACGGCGGTCACGCGTCGAGTTGTCGGTTCCACGGAGGGACGAACGCCGCTTCGCTCAATGACGAATACCTCAGTCCCCTTAACGCTATTAAACACGGAATGTACGCTACTGACGAACACTTAAAGGAGGTCTTCACGGAAGACGACCAGAAACTCTACGACTGGGTTATGTCGTGGGCTGACGCTTACGGCTGGCCGAGCCGAGAAGAAGACCCGAGCCGATATGACGACCTCGAAGCGGTCGCTATCAATCGCGTTCGAATTGCGCGTTCTCACAAGTATATTCTCGGTGAGGGAGAGCGGAAGACCGAGGAGATTTACGATGAGGCCGGGAACCTCCGCGAGCTTGAGAACCCGCACTCGTTGTCCGAGGACACGCGCCTGAAGCGGAAACTTGTCACCGACCTGAAGAAAGAGCTCGGTATCACTCCCAAGGAGCAGTCCAAGATGGAGTCGAACGAGAAGACGGCGAGCGCCGCCGAGCAAGTCGCAGAGTTGGCGACCGAAGCCGTATTCGGTGGCGAGGACGGCGACAGCGAGTACGACCCCGACGACGACATTTTCGAGGACGAGTAAATGACTCAGAATTATACTGTTACGGACGACGGGAAGTTGGTCGAGGACGAGGACGACGAGCAGTCCTTCTCCGAGATGAACTTCGATGACGGCGGCGAGACGTAGCGCGGTTTTTCAGACGGCGACTCATCGCGGCTCTATTTCAATGCAATTCCAATGAGAGAACCATACGAATCTGTTGAAGTGTCACGTTCAGAATCCGGAGAGGTAGTTGATGCTCCCGCGAATGGCGAAGCCTTCGGAATGCGGCTGACTGACGCTCACGGTGAGTATTCGGGGTATCTCATTGACTGGCAGAACAATCCTGATGCGTGGATTAGTAGCGAAGATAACGTATCACTCCAAAGGAAATTATGACTGAGAACGAGACAGAAACCACAGAGGACGAACCGACCACGACCATTTCGCTGGAAGACGCTGACGAACTGATGTATGACTCGCTCGTTGACGAGTTCGGTGAAGGCTTCATTGCTGCCGACCTCCGAGAAGTCGTCAAGGAGCGCGTCAGGCAACTCTACGACAACCGAGAGCAAGTGGCCCAACAGGTTGCTCAAGCCCAACAGCAATCCGCTCTCGGGGGCCAGTAGCCCATGAGGATTGAGGTCGATAGCACTCGTCAGGGCCAAGCGGCGTTTGAGGCGATTGAAGTTCTACAGGACGCTGGATTCTACGTTGGCGATTATAGTATCTCTACAGAGGTTGAGTCTGCTGAATTCGGCCTTGAAATGAATCTCAGTATCAATCAGGACGAACGGCCCGTTGAGAACGTAGACTAATGGCGTATATTGGACTTTGTGAAGATTGTGGTGAGAAGCACGAAGTAGAAAATAATGAGAGGTGTATGTGCGGTGGGATAATCCTCCCAATTTCTAATTAAAATAACTCGCGGTTTGGTGCGATTTGGTACTTCTGGAGTTCAACTCTCCACGCATCGCTTAATTTTTATCTGATGAAAGAACTCGCTGAGAGCGTAGCCGAAAATTCTGACTTCGAGAACGCGGAGGCGCTTCTCGAACGATGGAAAGGCCGCCCTGAGCGTGTTGCTGAGGATATTTTCCAAGCCCGGAATATGGAAACCGGGGAGATGGAAGACCTTGAGTTCTTCCGTCCATACCAACCTCGTCTTGTTCACGCTTATTTTTACGGAGACGAGGAGATTATTAATGTCTACAAGGGGCGGCGAATCGGTGTTTCGTTCACCTTCATCGTTTGTGTAATCCTTGAGGCGTTGTTCAAGCCGGACACGTTCTATCCGATTGTCTCAAAGACGAAATCACAGTCTAAGGCGCGGATTAAGGACGCAAAAGAGCTTATCAAGAACGCGAAGGTTGACTTCGACCTTGAGACGGATAACAAGGACGAGATTGTTCTCTCGAACGGTTCTCGACTGAAGGCCTACACGGGCGACCCGGATAGTGGTCGTGGTGACGACTCCGCGAAGACGGTATTCGTGGACGAAATGGCGTTCCTAGAAGACCAGCAGGAGACGATGCAGACCTTCATGCCGTTCATCTCGCTTGGGAGCGCGAAAATGCTCCAAGTGAGTACCCCGAAAATGTCCAACGACCTGTTCTTGGACAACCACGAGCGGGGCTCTCCGAGCGGAGAGAACGGTATTATCTCCATCAAACAGCCCTCGTTCAAGAACGCGGATGACATTGACCCCGAGGTTCCTCTAACAGACCAAGATGTTGAGCCGGTTCGCCCGGATATGAACATCAATACGGTCGAGACGGAGCGGGCGCAAGACCCGCAGGGGTTCGCGCAAGAGTATCTATGCCGTCCTATCAGCGACGAGTACCGATTCTTGTCGGCGGCAGGCATCGACGCCGCGATGAGCCGGGGCGAGGAGCCTGAATACGCTTGGGGACCATACACAACCCCACAACATGGCGGGAAGAACGTCATGGGCGTAGACATTGGCACCGACTCCGACATGACTGCGATTACGGTGTTTGAACACACCAAGAATCACCGTTATCTTCGGTATCATGAGATAGTGACGGAGGCGAAACTCCGAGAATCGGGGATTGCGAATCCTGACCGCGCGAATCCGAGTGACGTGGCGTCACGAATCGAGGATATTGCGAACCAGATGCAGGTTTCGGGTGTTACGCTCGACAAGACCGGCTCTGGTCGAGGTTTCCAAAGCGAGGTCAACCGAAAGCTCGGGAAGCGGGCGCACGGATTCAATTTCACAGATAAAGAAGCTGTGCAGACCTCGATGGAGGACTTCAATTACTACCTCCACAACGACCAAATGTCGCTTATCGAGGACGAGACACTGGAAAAGCAACTTAAAGCGATTGTCAAAGAGCAATCCCACGAGTATCAGACTCCGAAATTCTCGGGGAAAGAACACGCTCCGAATAGAAAGGACGACTTAGCGATTTCAGCGGTTCTCGCGGCGTTCCCGCCGAATCAGAATACGGATAAAAGCACGAAAATGCACCAGAAACCGCCGGAATCGGCGCGCTCCGGGTCATTCTCGGCAAACCAGGGTATGAAAGCCAGGAAAGGCTCTGGTGCGGGCGACGATAGCGGCGTTCAGGTTAGTTTCGGCTCAAACTCGGTTTCTCGCGGGCGTCGAGGCCGAAATTCCTACAATACGCGGCACTCGCGGTAGTTTTCCGCGAATCTTCTCTACTATGGCAGATACAACATCTAACTTCGTAGAACCTTCTACTTCTGGGGGGGATTTCGCGGCTGACAGCCCGAAAGGGGCCGTGAAACGCTCCGGCGGTAGTGCTGAGGAACGCACTACTGCCGCCCCGCAGGATGACATTGAGCTTCATCGCGCAACGGCATACAATGACCCCCATATTGGCGAGGGGATTCAGACGATTGTAGACTACGTATGCGGAACGGGCTACAACCTCTCTCCCCGCAATATCCCGTACACGGGTGACCAGCAGACTGAGGAAGATATTTCGCGTCTGCGAAAGCTCCTAAACCAGTCTAATTTCTGGCTTGAACTCCAGCAGTGGGTCTGGTATACGCTCGTCGACGGAACTGCCTTCCTCGAACTTGTCGTGGAAGACGAGGTGTTCGACCCCCGGCTTCTCCCGACGAAGAAGATGAGTATTCGGACGGACGAGTTCGGGCGCGTTGAAGCCTACGAGATGGAGCAGCCGGAAGGCGAACCTATCGAGTACGAACCGCATGAGGTCGCTCACCTCTGGTTCCATAAAGCTCCGACTGACGACTTTGGTCGTTCTGTCGTTGAGCGAGCGCAGGAACAGGCTGACATTCTCCGCGACATGGAGATTGACCTCGCGCGCTTCATCGCAACGAAAGCGTATCCTCCGATTCTCTGGAAGCTCGGGACGGACGAGGAACGCTGGAACGAAGAACAAATCGAGGGCTGGCTGGATACCGTCGAGGAAATTGAGCCGGACTCGATGCTCGCAGCGGGACACGACGTTGACTACGAAACGGTTGGCGTTACCTCGACGTCTTCTTCTTCTGGCGCGATGCGCTTGGAGGAGACGTTCAAGCACTTCGAGCGTCGGATGGTTACGGCGCTCGGGATTCCCGACCTTCTGATGAATCTGGATGGCGCAACCGGGAAGGGCGAAGCTGTTGCGAATATGCCGAAGTTCGACCGGCGTATCACTCGCCTCCAGAACATCACGAAGACGCAGGTCGAACAGCAGATTTTCAAGTCGTTGATGAGTGAATCCCTGGAGGATTTCAATGGGATTCTCCCCGAGTTTGAGTTCGGTGAACACTCGAACGCGGAAGACCGGCTTGAGATTGATAAGCTCCTCAAGCTCTACAACAATGGTATGCTTGAGCGTGAGGCGTTCGCTGAGCGCGCTGGCATCGACCCTGAGGTGGAGCTTCCGTCCCCGGATGAGTTGACGAGCGAGATTATTCCGTTGATTAAGGAACTCGCTGGTTCGGGTGATAATATTCAGAATCCGGAGGGTGGGAGTCCGACTGCTACTGGTGGCGGTGCTGAATCCGCTGGCGGTGAAGTAGTGTCACGCGATGAGCCGGAGTCTGGTTCTTCTGACGGGCGGAACCAGCAGTCTGTAACACAAGAATCCGCATAAACAATGAATATTGACAAAGACGAATCTCAACTTGATGTTTTAACTGATATTCGAGATGAGATGAGGAATCTCAACGCGGAACTGGCACGCATTGACGAGCGGAGTCGTGCTACAAGCAAAGAGGTTTCTCGTCTACGCGAGGAGCGCGTGATTCCTGTTGAGAAGCAGGCCGACGCTAATACTGGCCGGAGTCGCCGCAACGCGGTGATTCTGAGTGGTGGGATTGCGGCGGCATCTATTCTAATCACGTTTGCACTCGGTCTGATACCACTATGACTCATTCTCTGAATATTGACGAGGAATTGGCATTCTCTGCTTCCTTCGGTAATCCCGAACCTGACGCTCTTGCTGATGGTTTCAGTCAGTATGGTGTTCGGGAGAACCGGGATGATGACGGCAACCTGGGGTCGGTTGACGTTAACTACGAAGCGATGGAACCCGGTGAGCCGGACGACCGGAATGGTGTTCGCATCACCGAGGGGTTCTTGAAGAAGGTCGGCTCGAAAGACTACTCTGGTTCCGAGCCGTATATGCTCGACCACGAGCGAGCCACGCTTTCGAAGGCGGGGCACGTTCGCAAGGTCTGGTTCTCCGAGGAAGCGGGGAAGCTCATGGTTCAAGCACGCATTCCCAACACGGGAGCGCGTACACATGAAGAACTAATTAAGCGATTTACGTATGAGCCGCCGACCGTGACGAACGGTTCGGTTGGGTTCGGTGATTCGTATGAGGCTGTCCGCAATGACGCGGGCGAGCCGGAACTGGTGGACGGGACTCTACAGGAGTTCTCGACCACTCCTTTCCCCGGTGGCTACGACGACGGTGGCCTTCGGGCGGCGTTTGCTGAATCAGCGGTTGAGGCCGCTGAATCCATCGAGTTCGATGACGAGTCTGACGACGCCCCCTCATCGGAGGGTGACTCAGAGAACTCGGGGATTGCGGTGTTCACAGAAGAACTCTCTATCTGACAATGGACATGAATTTTACTAAGGTTTCCTTCGATGGCGACCTTGACGAAATTGAAGATGCTGATGAACTTCGCGGCATTATCCGCAAGTTCGAGAGCGCACAGGACTCCAATATCTCCGAGTTCGAGGATGCAAAAGACACCCTTGAAGACTTCGAGGGTCGCGTTGGCGAGGCTCAGGAGTTCAAGGAGGAGCTTGCTGACTCGCTGAGCGAGATTAGTCCTCTCTCGGCTGAGGAAGCACTCACTTACGACATGGCACGCATCCGCGAGCTTATTGGCGAGTTCTCCGAGGCGGAGAGCGCCAATGCGGGCGAGGACGGCGGCGATGAAGGCGGGAAGTTATCGGATATGGGTCAGCGAGGTCAGACCCACAACGAGGAAGCCGAGGAGCGCGAGTTTGCAGAAAAGCACCTCGGTGACATTGACGGCCTCAACTTCTAAGCGGATTTCTACTACTAATGACTGACTTCAAGTTTGCGAAGGTTAAGGACACTCCTCTTAACCGCGACGGTGAAACCAGCGAGGAGACGTTCACGGGCACGGAAGGCGACGTTATTGGACTGACTCAGAACGCTGATGGTGAGACTGAGGTTGTTTCGGCGGACGCGGATTCTGCTTCTCCTCAGCCCGCTATCGGCGTTCTGCTTGAGGAGGTTCGTGACCGCTCTTACTGGAGTACGAATCTTCACGACAACGGTACGATGGCTCGTCAGCTTGACGCGGCCTACAACACGGAGCGCACTCAGCCGGGCGACGAAGTTACCTACGTCTCTTACGGTATCTACTGTGAGGACGTTGACGGCGACGTTGACTTCACCCCGAACGAGCCGGTCTATCTCGCTGTCGGCGGTGGCGTGACGCAGACCGAACCCTCCACCACGGGTGACGTTCAGCAGGTTCTCGGTGTGGCCGTTAATTCGACCACGTTCATGCTGGACGTTGATTACGATTACGCGACGAGTGCGTAATCTGACTGACCGATAAACACTTTTCTACACTATCTTTTAATCTATGGCACGCACGCGAGAAATCCATACTAAGGACGACGTTCCGCTCTCGGAGATTGCGGAGCAGACGCAGAATCTCATCAACTACTTCAACGAAGCCGACCGCCCCTTCCGCTCTCTGTTCGCGGAGCAGGTCGGCCAGCAGACGTTCCTCCAGGACATTGAGTCCGACGCCGAGACGTGGGAGGAACTCTCTGAGGGCGAGTACCCCGGCACCATGTCCGACCGGGACGATGACTACTACCAGATGACCATCCGTACTCAGGAGTACGGTAAGGCTCTCGGTTTCACGCAGAAGTTCCTTGAGAAGTCTACGAGCGACCACGTTCTCTCGAAGGTTCGCGCTGTCATCGAGTCGGGCAAGGAGACTGAGGAGCAGGCTATTCACGACGTTATCTTCAACGGTATCTCGGACGGCTCCGAAGACCTCTGGTATGACGTTCCCGACCACGGCGCATACGAGTTCAGCCGCGACCACTCCCACGACTTCGTGGACACCGCCGGACTGTTCGGTGACACTAACTCCCACGAGCCGCACCGCCACATCGAGGAGGCCGCAGACCACCTCCGCCACCACGGGTGGACGGGGAACAAGGTCTGTCTCTGTTCCAAGGAGTTCAAGCGCACGCTCCGCGATGAACTCTCGTGGGACGCTCAGTACCACATTCCGCAGGCGGACGGTATGCGGAGTGCTGACCTGAGCGACCAGACCATTACCATTGACGGTGTTGACCTGCTTCAGACTCCGTACCTTCGCGGGGACGAGTTCTACGTGGTCAACGTCGGTGAGAAGCCGGTCAAGGAGTACGTCGAGCGTGAGATGCAGGTGACGGCTCCGACCGGCGGCCCGGCGCTCGAACCCGGTCAGTTCGTCAACTCCAGCGGTACGATGGACTTCGGTGTTGCGATGGTCAACCCGCTTGGTGCGGTTCACTTCGCGGGCGACTCGACCAACTACGCCAGCGCCTAAGTTTTCTGACTGATGGCAACCAGCGACGAGGAACTTGAGAGCGAGGTGCGTGTGATGACGGGCTACGATGAGGCTGTCCTCCCCTCCTCGAAGTTCCAAACGGTTATTTCCCGTGCTAAATCGTTCATCGAGAATCGCCGTTCGCTGGCTGACTCCGATGTTGACTGGTACGGGAATCCTCGTGCAGAGGAAGCTCTGTATTGGGGAACGTGTTTCTTCTCGAAGGTAAAAACTGGAGAACTCGACGGTCAGAATATCGCGGCTGGCGCGATTGACCTCGACACACTCCTGGCGAAAGAAGACAACGAGCTGACGACGTGGCTTCGAAACGCCCTGAACGTTTCACGGTCTTTGAATCCGACCGGCGACTTCGGCATTCGACGCAACGAGCGGACTACGCAGGGCAACAACCGAAACTACGGTAGTACGGAGGATTCGAGTGGTTCTACCAGCTTCTAACGTTAAGGCGATGATTCACCGCGTTGGTCGCGCGGTGACAGTTCTTGAACGGTCGGTTGTAGGTACTGACGAGTTCAATAACCCGGAACACGAGTGGGTTGATACTTCTGCGGATAACGACCCGCCGATTAAGGCACTTCGGACGTACCCGAACCGGAATCGTCAGAACAACTCGGCGGGTGGGCCGTATGACCAAGACCGCCCGCTGTTCATGTTCACACCCGATGAAGCGCCCGATGAGGGGGCGAGAATCATCTACGACAACGAGACGTATGAACTCGGGTCGGGGACGGTCTACGACACCCACGTCGCGTTTCTCGCAAAGCACGTTACTGCGTAATGAAACTCGAATGGGAGGTTGATGGCGTTGACGTAGTTGTTGAAAAACTCGAAGACGGCATCGAAGCCGGAATGGAGCGTGCGGTCGAGAACATTCTCGAAATTCTCGAACGCGAAGCGAAAGACACCATTCGGGTTAATCGCCGTGTTTTCACGAAAGAGGTTATCAATTCTTTTACTGACCAGACTGGAGAGGCGAGGATTTCTGATGGGCTTGAATCCCGGTTTCTGAACACGGCTCGCCACGCTGGTGCGGTCGAACACGGCGTTCACCGCTCGAAGTACGCTGACGGTGGCCCTCCGATTGCCGCGCTGATGCCGTGGGTGCTTGTGAATCTACAAGACTGGAATATCAATATTTCAGATGACGGAACTGGCGGCAATACTCTCAAGCAATCCACTGAGGAGGAGGCTTTTCAGAATGTTAGCGAGGAAATCGACCTCTTTAACACGAAAAATAATGGAAAGTCGTACCTCAAGCGTGAGGAGAGAAAGAATGTTGAATCCTCTCTAAAAGCGTCTTCTCTTGATGATACTTCGACGGATGAAATGCTCAATCAGATAGAATCGTGGAAGGAGTCGAATGACCCATACAAATCTTGGGCTGACTCAGACCGCATTATCCAGTACGAGACTGACCTGAAGCGGACGTTCGACCTAACGGGAGACGTTTATGGGAGTGGTGACGTGTCTGAACCCGAGCCGACGTATGACGAGACGAAAGCGGCGTTGCGTACACTCCATGAAATCTCCAAGACGTTCGCCTACAATCACCTCGATGACGGCGACGGGGAGTTTATCGCGTATCGCTATAATGGCGTCTACGAAATATCTCATTTGGGGAAGGAAATGTGGGAGAATCCGTCTGACTCCGAATGGGAAATAGATACTAACCCTATGGGTAATTACACGACTGAAGCGAAGCGGGTTAGTATGTTCGATAAGGGCGTTCTCCACAATCGCCTCGTGGATATTGAAGACGACCTCTTGGTGGTCGTTGACCAGATGCTCGACACGAAGAATAATGGAGAGGCCGAAATTCACGTTCGTGGTGGAAACGATTTCCTCTATCACGGGGATAACTTAGACCTGACCGCGACTGGCGGCAGGATTCCTGCGAATGATATTTTCACCGCTGACTTCGAGAACACGGCGTTCTCGGATTTGTCAGACGATAAAATTCTTGCTCTCTCCAGCCTGATTCGACACATGGGCGAGGAGGGCATTTCCGTGGAGACGCAAGCCGCACGCGACCGCGTGAACAACTGGTTTGACGTATTCATGGACAGGGGAATCTATGAATCGACAGGCACCCGCGATTATAAGTGGGAACAATACGTGGACACTATCACTTCCTAATAATGCCGAACTACAATAGTTGGCTTTCTGAAGGCCGACAAGAGGTTCGGGAACGAATTGAGGGCGGCGACGAAGAATACGAGGAGTACATCAAAGAGGAGTATCCCGTGGTGTACTGGCTGTGGGATTGGACTCCTACACCACCCGAGGATTTGGCTAAGGAACTGAATATCGCTGACGAGTTCGATGAGTTCAATTGACGACCTGATTGACGAACACGGCGAAGAGAACGTCAGAAAGGCGTTTTGGCTCCAAGAACACATCAAGAAAGAGGGGATTGATGGGATTCACTTCATGCAGAAAGCAGAGGCCGAGGTTATGCCGTATGCACATCTTCTCACGTATCAGGCGATTCGGTCTGAACTAAGTAAACGCTTCTAACGCCGCCTCATCGCGGCTAACTTTCGACGTTCTCTATGAAACCAAAGCAAGTAGTCTCATCTCTAATTGACGAGCTAAGCAATCGCCTCGCAACCCCAATCCGTACAGCCGGAGTCGAGGAATCCCGCCCTGTCCCTGCAATTCTCGTGGACGGCTTAGACATTACACACGAAAATCATCATAACTCGACTTACGCAGGCGACGAATGGTCGAACGGGCAAATTCAGAACGAGATTCACCGACACTACTATTCGGCTCGAATCGACCTCCAAGTGCGGGACGACGACGAGATTGGGGCGTATGATATTCTCAGTGACCTTCAAGCCGCACTTTCTAAAATCGAGAATAATCCCCGAAAGTGGATTCACGACGACGTGAATACGATGGAGTTGCTTTCGTCGGGACAAATCTCCTATCAGCTCCATGAACCGACTGAGACTGAGATAAATCAGTCACTCGTGATTGGGACGTTCTATGACTCGACGCATTCTGACGCCGAGGCGATTGATTCGGTGTCGAAATCTTACGACTTTAACTAATTCTTATGGCTTCTTACGGTAGCACTTCTGAACCCGGTATTACGACTGACGTTGAAAGCGCACTTACCATCTCCACGAGTGGGGATGCTCCCGCTGACGTTGGTATTGTCGGACAGGCTGACCTCTCTGTTGGGACGGCGAACCCCAATGAGGTCTATCAGGTCACGCGAGCATCGAAGGCTCGGACGTGGTTTGGTGAAGATTCCCTTCTCGCTCAGGCGGTTATTGATGCACTGGACATGGGCGCGTATCCGGTCTATGCGGTTGCAACTGCCGAGGAGCAGGTTACGGATGAAGACCTGAGTGGCCTTACCAGTACGTCTGGTAGTCTTGCTCAGGCCCCCGTCATCGAGGATGCAGGCGAGATTAGTATTACGGTTGACGGCACTCCGAAAACCACGCATCTCACCTACAATGACCCGGCGTTGGAGGCTCCGGACACGGACGAAGTGTACGTGAACCCGGTTGAGGGTACGATTGAACTCGACGCGGCTCCGTCCGATGGCGACAACACCAACGACACCGCGAGCTACACCACCTACGATTATCCAAGTGCGATTGACGCAATGGAAGAGGGTGCGGGTGAGGCAATTGACTTTCTCGCCCCGGTGAGCGAGAATCAGACCGTGACCGATTACGTGCAGACCACGCTCGGGGACATGGCGAACGAGTACAACTTCGCTCTCGGTCTGGTCGGCGCGGGCGCTCGCGTTAACCCGTCGAACTACGAGAACCCCTATGACGACTCGCGGATGCAGGTCATCTACCCGACCCGGAACGCGAATGGTGAGAGCGTACTTGGCTCTTATGCAGGTCTGCGTGCTTCGCTCGGGATTCGCACCACGCCGATTGGCAAGGCGCTCGACAATCAGAAAGACCTCGCTGTCGGTCTGAACAAGGCACAGCGTGGTTCCCTGATTGACGCGCGTGTTGTTCCGCTTGCGGATGAGGCGGCTGGCGCTCGTGTGAAGGACGACGTGAACAGCGTCTCCGATGATAACAGCGAGGAGGCGGGGATTCGCTACGGATTCTCCCGGCTTGTTTTCGACTACGCGATTACGACCGTTCGCGTGAACGAAAAGCCGTTCATCGGTCGCCTCAACAGCCCGGCTGTCCGGAATGCGCTTGAGGGACTTCTGAACAACGAACTCAAGCCGCTGATGAGGAGTAACGCGATTCTTTCTTTCAGCGCGGAAGTGTTCGAGGTTGACGCGACGACGGCTTCGGTGGAGCTTCAGGTTGACGCCGCCGAACCGCTCCGGTTCATTGAGAACACGGTTACGGTCGGCGCGTAAACACTCAAAGTTTTTTTCTTTTAATCTATGGCTACTGAACCTTCTAACGTTGACCGTATCGAAAGCGCGGCGAACATCACCCTCACCGTCTCTAAAGGCGGGCAGGCGGCTGACAGCGAAGCTCAGATTCTTAAGGTTCCTATCTCGCGGCTTGACCGCACGAAGGACGTTGAGATTTCTGAGATTCGGGAATCCTCGCTGAAGGCGAGCGGGTACTCGATTACGGCTATCTCGTTCTCCGGCTCGATGATGTTCAAGGGCGAGCGCGTCCACGGCCCGGACAACGAGCCGGTCGCTATCGAAGACCTGCTGTTCGATGATAACGGCGTTCCGAACCCGGTTTCGATTACGATTACGCACGAACTGTCGGGTAATTCCGATACGTTCGAGGACGTGCTGGTCACGTCCGATTCCTACGAAGTCCAGTCGGAGTCTGAGACGGAGACGGCGTTCGACTGGATTGCGATGGATAAGTCGTAACGCGCGATAACTAACTCGATTTTTCTTTACTTACAACACACATATTATGTCTGACGAATCAGAGAACGTTAACATCTCGAAGCTCCGCGAACTCGCTGTTCGTGGCAAGGACTACCGCGAGGAATTTGAAGTTGAATACTACGGAGAGAGCGCGACCTTCGAACTCCGCCCCCTCGTAGACATTGAGTTCCTGCCGATTGCGGCGTTCCTCGAAGACAAACTCGGTCTTGACGCTGAGGAAGCTCAGGAGATGGTTGAGGAGGAACGCGACCCCGATGATGGAAGCATTAATCCATCGAATTTCGACGCTGAGTTCGTTGAGATTATGCAGAAGGCAGCGATTCAGGGGATGACGAGCGGCCCCGACGCCTCCGATGAGGAATGCGATGAGGTGCGGGCGGAAGTTGAGTCCCTTCAGGGCGGCAAGTCCCTGGAGATTGCTGAAACCGTCCTCGATATTTCGAGTGACGCGGAATCCGCCAAATCCTTTCGCAGAGACGGGGGCGGCGAGTAGCGTAATCGCGTTACAGGAAGACCTCGGGCTTGATTTTGTAGGCGGTTCGCAACTCGACATTACACCGTTCCAGCGGCAGATGTTCGAGGCGGAGAAAGCGCGACAGGCAGAGCAGAAAGAAAAAAAGATGCAGGAGGCCCGTAGCGGTGGCGGTGGCGGGCGAACCCCGAACTCGATGAACAGTCAAACTCCGCCCGCCTCATCGGGTCACTCACAGAGTGAGACTGTTCGCTACATCAGCGACGGAGAGACAACTGCTGACGGCGACGAGGACACCCTCTCGGTGATTTAATGGCTGTTGAAATCAACATTGACCTCGACTCGTCAGCGGCTCACGGCAAAATCGAGGCGCTGGAAACGCACCTCAAGTCCCTCAATGACGACCTCAACATCGACTTTGATGTTGACGACGACCTGAAGGACAAGATTGACGAAATCACGAAGCAACTCGATGAAATCAACATTGATGTTGACTACAGCGACCTTGAGAAAGCAGCGGCGCTCAAGGCGATGCTTCAGGGCGACATTGAAGCTGACCTGGATGTAGACACCGATAAGGCGCTTTCTGAGATTCAGGAGTCGCTTGACCCTGGTGGCGTTGATTTAGTTGACCACGATAGGCAGGCGGGGAAATTCAGCGACCAAGGCGATGACAGCGGGCGATTTGCTCGATTCAAAAACCGCTTTGAGAAACTGCTGGAGAATACCCGGATGCAGGACGGTGGGTTTGCTCCGAGTGGATTCAAACGCGACTTCATTAATCAGAACAAGGAATCCCCGTACTCCCGCTGGAATGCTCCTTCTGGACGTAATCAGCGGATGCAGGACTTGATTCGCGGTCGGAAGAACAAGGACTACACCATCAACTATGATTTTGACGCACCCGACCTGGGTGGGTCAAAAGGAAGTGGCGGTGGCCTGAGTGCGGGCCGTCGCGGGACGCTCGTCGGTAATACGAAGAAGAAAATGAAGGGGATTATCCCCGACATGAATACGTTTTACCGGGCGTTCGCGGCTATTCTCCCAATTCTCTACACGATGGGTACGCAACTCGCTGGAGTTGCTGCCTCGATGGGGTCGGTTGCTGTTGCTGGCGGCTCCATCCTCGCGCTCGGCCTCGTCGGGCACGGCGAAGATATGGCGTCCTCGTGGAAGAAAGCGAAGGAGCAACTCTCGACTCTCAAAGAGGAGATGTTCGAGGTCTTCCAGCCGACGATGCAGACCTTCGCGCCGATTCAAGCGAAGTTCTTTGACGTTCTCCCTAAGGAACTGAGTGAAGTTGCGACGGCGATGGAGTCACTCACGGTCTATAGTGACACGCTGTTTGCATCCCTCGACGGATTAACGGACTGGATTGCTGACGGCGTTCGCGGGATGACTCAATACGAGTCCATCATCAGCCAACTCACGCTCCGCTTTGGTGAACTCCTGGGGAGTAGCATTGCTGACTTCTTCCAGTTCATCATCACGGAAGCCTACGAATCCCAGGAGATGATGGTTAAGTTTGGAACTGCTATTTCCAATCTTGCCGTCGCCCTATATCGCATTGCAAAGACTATCACGAGAGTAGTTTTCGCCCTGAATCCCGTTATCGGCGTTCTGGAATACCTTAGTGGATTGCTTGATAACAAAATCGTTGTTGGGGTTCTAACCTTCGCTACAGTTCTGGGGTTAGTTATTTACACTGTTTTCGCCCTTACAACCGCCATTGCAGCCCTTTCTACGCTTTGGGCTGGTGGTTTCCTTACGACAATTTCTTCTTCAATTGTTGCACTCCAGAGTTGGGTTGCTTCAGCAATTACTGCTAAATTAGCCGCATATGGTCTTTCCACCGGAATTGCAACTGCTGTTTCCTGGCTTACCCTGGGCGTTGGTGCTGCACTTGCAATGGGTGCGGCAATGAAGGCCATCGACGGCATTAACGCACAGATGGAACGTTCCACGAATCTCACCACCTCTCACAGAGGGATGCCTTCTGGCGGTGGCGGCTACGGTGGCGGTGGAGCCGGAAGCGGCACCACACAGACCGTGATTAATGAGGGTGACACGTACAACGTGGACGTTAGCGGTGACGTAGATAACCCGACCGAGCAAGGCATGAAGGATATTTTCTCGACGGAGAGTGGAATATCCGACAGCCGTGAAACGCCGTCTCCAGGTGCGTAATCTTCTATGGCTAACGATATTGCTCAAGTTGGCGGTCGAACTGTTGAGAATCCGGATAAGGTTTCTCCGAGCGGCAGCATCCCGAACACTCCAAACCCAGATGATGGGAAGGGGATTCCGTTCTCGCTGTCATTCACGGATACTAATAGTGGTGGCGATTATACGAAAGTCATTGAGTTTAACCCGGTTTATTATCCTGACCGGTACACAGACACATTGAAGACTGATGTGAGCCGGGATGCTCGACAGAGTGGCGGGGAAGACGTGTCTGTTGACCAGACGAAGAATCCCGAGTTTCACGCAACTGGCATCGTTCTCGATGGGAACGTGAGTGATTTCCGGAAGATTCGCAAATATGATGGTCCGGTGAATCTCATTACACCTATAACAGACAATGAGGGTGGGATGGAGGTCATTGTGACAAAAGGAGAAATTGGACAACTTGTCGGATGGGACGGACTGTATAAGCAATGGCAGTTCAATTACACGCTCGATATGGTAGCAACTGGCTCCGATACTGGTTCCTCCGGTCGGAATCCGATTGTTAGTGAAGTTCTGGAGAAATATCGAGGGACAGACGCTGAATCGAAGTACAACCCGAGAGATAATCTGTAAACCTATAGCCCCGCCTCATCGCGTTGAATTTTGGAATTTAACTGCTGTATTGCTCACACCAATCCGATTGCTCTCACTCTATATACTACGTATAAACACTTAATAATGGCGATTTAAGTCTATGGCCTCTAATGATTCCAACGTAACAATCCGCTTCCCGAGAATCGGATTAGAAATCCGACCATACACGATTGACTTCCGCGTTGACCGAAACCAATTCGACTACCTCGACGCGAAATTCTCCAAAGAGGTGGGGGAGTACATCAAACCCTACATGGACAAGGAGGGCGACATTCTCCGTTCCCCACAACCAGTAGAAGTCGTCATGGATGGAGAAGTCTCCCATCGGCTGTACTTCCGGCCCCAATACGTCACCCACGGAGAAACGAACTGTTGGATAGAACTCCACGACCCCGAGAAGCACCTCAAGTACGAGGTCGTGGATTACTCTATTGACGACACAACTGCAAAAGAAGCCTACAAGCGGGTTGTCGAGGAAGCAAACACAGAAGACATAATCAAGGATGTTGATTTCAAAATCCCCTCAGACGCTCAATCACACCTTGATACTGAAAGCGTAATCGAAGGGCCGGGCGGGATTCCGATTACGCTTCAAACATTCCCTGTTGAAAAGGGCGTTGAGTACGCTGATAAAATCACGGCACTCTGGACGGACTACGATGAGGAGGCGGACAGAACCCCGAGTCAGACTATCGTTGATTCCGTCTATAACTTCGACATAGAAAACAAAACGGCTCTTGAGGCTATTTACTGGTTGAACGACAAACTTGGCCTGCAATCATCGGTTGACAACAACGGCGTTCTCACGATTGGCCTTGACTTCTTCGAGCCGACGCACCACGTTGCCTCAGCAAATGACTCTCGCGTGTGGCGGTACAACGACGTAGAACTCACGGAGCCGGGAACGCCAATCAAAATGGCCGTGGTGAACGGTGGACTGATTGACGCCCCGAACTCCACACAGGAAGAAAATGGCGTTGAGAGTGTCTTGGAGTTCGCTAATCCATCTGACGACCACGAAGGCGACTTAATTGCCCAAGGTGTGGCTCAACAGAAAGGTGTTCTCGATGGGAAAATCGTTAGCATGGACGCACCGAATATTAGCCGAGATGGGCTTAAGAAACGGGCGCAACAAGTGCTGGCGAACGAAGTCAGCAATAACAACTCGGGAAGCCTAAATATCAACCCCGACACGTCTGGAACAGAGATTACCGACTGGCGGAATCTCAACGTTGGCGACTTCCTCCAAGTCATTCCGAATAGTGACGCAGATAGACAAGAGATTGAACGCCAAGTTCTCTTGATTTCCGGCATCCAGCATCAGGTCGATGGTGGCTCGTGGAATATTGAGTTAACTGTCCAAAAATGGCAGAAAGTGGAGGCTGAGACAACTATGCGGTATTTCAGCCCTGACTCGAATAGCTACTACAATTCTGACTTTGAAGAAATCTATGCGGAAAGCGAATGACTGAGAGTCACGTCTGTCGGGTTGAGGCAGTGATAACACGAGAGAATGGTATTGTGGTTGACGCTCAGCATTTGTCTCGTCCGTCCGTAATGTTCCGGAACACGCCGATTCTCTCTGACTTTTCGGGCGTACTTGCGGTTCCGCAGGTTGGACAGCGTGTTGTTGTTTCAAAGGACGAAACTGGCTTTGAGTACGTTTCGGGTGTGCTTTCGGGGCCGGATGACCCGGCTCCGGCTCTTGGAGAAGGCGAGTTCGTGCTTCAGTTCGACCCCAAGACACGAATCACCACGACGAAACGCGATGACGGAGGTTACGACCTCTCCATCGAAGCATCCGGGGACGTGAACGTGAGCGCGGATGGGAATGTCCTCGTCGGGGAGAACGGTGAGCCGGTCGCTAAGCAGAATCACACGCACGATTACGACGATGATGACGGGTCGAGTACGACGACGAAGACGACCTCGACACCGAACGAGAGTGGAACGGAGACGAAAATTCAATGACTGATTTGGCTTTGGACGGCAATTTTGATGTGTTTCTCGATGACCGGAACGACGTAGCGACGGTTGATGGTCGCGCGAAGTTCGAGCAGTCGGTCGCAGTGCAACTAACCTCGTTTATGCATGACATTCCGGGGAATAGCGATTTTAACACACTCAAGGAGAGGGTGCGGCTTCAGGTGAGTCGTGTCGCCCGAAACCATGAGATGCTGGAGAGCATTCAGCGAATTTTGGTTGAGAAGCACCCCGAGAAGCCGGGTACGGTGAAGGTCGAACTTATTTATGAATCGTCTGACGCCTTCGATTTTAATCTGAATCTATGACTATACAATCTGACGGGACATTCAACGCGGATACGAAAGAGCAGGTTCTTGACGCGATGATTGCGGACGCGAAGGAGTATTGGGGTGAAGACCTCAAGGACCGCAAGGAGGCGACTATTCGGAAGTTCTATAAGCCAATTGCCGAGCGGTTCGCTATCTCTCAGCGGGATATTGCGAGTGTTCTCGCGTCGGCTCAGATTGATAACGCGGAAGGTGCTGGTCTTGACCTGCTGACCGCCCTCATCGGAGTTCGTCGCCATGAAGCGATGAGCGCGACCGGAACAATAACGTTCCAACACAAAAAGGACGGCACAGTCGCTCCACGGGATTACACGATTGCCGAGGGGACGCTCATTCAGACAGAATCAGACACGCCAGTTCGCTTCGAGACGACGGAGAGCGCGATTCTGAAGGAGGGTAATGCAACTGTTGACGTTCCGATTGAAGCGGTTGAGGCTGGCGTGAATGCGAACGTTGGTGCGAACACGATTATCGTGATGCCCGACCCGCCGATTGGTGTTCGAGCGGCGACGAACCCCAGCGCCACGAGTGGGGGACGCGATGAGGAGGGCGACGAATCTCTCCGGAGCCGAGCGAAGGAAAGCCTCGGCGCTGGCTCCCGCGCGTCAGCTACCGCGCTCGTGAATACGGCTCGCGCCCTCGACGGCGTGAAAGGAGTCAGTATTTTCCTGAATGATTCCTCGACCGATAATACGGATAGTGGTGGGCTTCCCGACCACTCTTTCGAGCTTGTCGTACAGGGCGGCAACCAGCAAGACATTGCGGATATGATTCTGAGTACGAAAGCCGCTGGCGACAATGCATACTCGGGTGTGAACGGGACGAGCAAGACAGCAGAAGCAACACTCCCGAACGGTCAAACTCACCCTGTCTCTTATTCGACCCCCACGAACGTGAAAATCTACGTGGATATGGACTTAAAGGTGAAGGAGGAGTACGCGGGCGACGACGACGTCCGGAACTCGATTGTGCAGTACATTGGCGGCATCCTCTCGTCGGCAAACGATGAAAGCGGAGAACTGCTCGTCGGTGATGACGTACTCTACGGCAAAGTCGAGTACGCTGTCCGTGACGTTCGCGGCGTCTACGACATTAACTCTCTCACGATTGGTACGTCGGAATCCCCGACCGGCACCTCTGATATTGAAATTGCCGAAGGGAACATCTCGAAGGCGGACGCGACAGACGGCTCTATCACTATTGCAACCAGCGAAGTTAGCTTCTAATGACTGAATTTACTGGAGACGGACTCCAAATCACCGCGCAAGACCTGAGCGCCCTGAATCCATCCACAGAGGATGATGACCGACTCTACAACCACGACGGGTCGAGTTCAATTACGCTCACAGGTGGCACCACTACGTCTCGTCGCGGATTTTATCTTTGGGACGACTCTCAAAGTGCGTGGTTCCCGTCATTCAAGAACGCCGACCTTCTTGATGGAAAAGAAGCCGGAGATTTCATTCTGAATAACGGGTCAGGTTCGATGGAAGGCGACCTCGATTTCGCCAACTATGGAATCATCAATCTCGGTGAGGCAAGCGGTGGCACGGGCGGCATTCACCTGAACACGAACCACGTCGAGGTTCACTCGCATACGGCTGGCGCAAACATTCGCCTGCTTGACTCGAACAGCGCCGTCATCGCGGAAGCCATTGAGGGCGGCAACTTCGAGATTCCGAATGGAAATCTCACCGAACAAGGGGACCGCGTAGCCACGCGAACTTGGACTAATACCAATGCAGATGTTCCAAACGCGGACCACGCTGATTCCGCTGGTGACGCTGACACCCTCGACGGGAAGGACTCGACGGATTTCGCCGCGAGCGGCCATGACCATGACAGCCGGTACGTAGACGCGAGTGGAGATACGATGAGTGGCGACCTTGACATTAGAAGCAACCAAATAGTCGGAGCTAACAACATCACCGCTGGAGTTGACCACTTTGAACTTCTGACAAGTGGGACTGGAACTGGTTTTATTAAATTATACGATGCAAATTCCAATCAAGTCATCCTCAAAGGAGAGGAAGGCGGTGACGTTCACGTTCCCAACGGCCAACTCTCCGAGCAAGGTAATCGTGTAGCCACGCGAGCGTGGACCACGGGTGGGAATATCGCCGCTGCGGACCTCGGGTTCGACACCGCAACTCAAACTGAGTTAGATAATCACGTTGGAACTTCTAACGCTCATCACTCTAAGACTACTTCTGCGACTGACCTCTCAGACGTAAGTGCTGACAGTGTATCTGACGCCCACCACGTCAAAACGCAGCCGTCTGATGTTGACTCCTCGAACTGGACTGACTACGAGCTTCAGAAAAACGGCACCGACGGCACGGGCATCATCAACTTCAAGACCTAAATTATGGTCACAATTAACGGCACCAGTATCTCTGAAGCCACCATCGACGGAGAGAGCGTGCAAGAAATCACGGTCGATGGCGACGTGGTGTGGACTGCAAAACCCGACAGCGTAGTCTTTAGTTTCGAGAGTGGGAACCTCGATAACTGGACCAATAAAAATGCACCGTGGTCAACCACAACCAATAAAGCATACGACGGGTCATATAGCGCCGCCAGTGGGAATACAAACAGTAGCGCGTATTCCTACGGACAGCGGAGTTTTGAGTACGACATTTCCTCCGTTGAAGTCCGCCTTCGGGAAACGAGTAGCAGTAATGGGATGGGTGTACAGCTTCTCAACAGTAATGGGGCAAGAGTTGCTGGCGGAGGGCTTGAAAACCCCCAATGGGCGTATACAGACGGGGATGCAAACAGCGGTAAAACCCTCTACTCTGGGGACGGCTACAACCGCTGGATTCACCTGACATTTGACTTCGACTACCCGAATAATAATGTCACATACACATTCAATGACCCCGCGTCTGGAACCACAAAGTCCACCACCGCTGGAATCGACAGTTCAGGGCCTGTCACACAAGTCCAAGTAGTGAACGTTCAGGCTGCAAGCCAACTGTGGGACCAGACTCAACCAAACAACGCAAATATAGATAACTGGACGGACTATATTGTCGGATACACACAATGATTCACTCGACACCCACATAGCTCATGGTAACCCTCAGTAACGGGGTGACGTTTTCGACCGCCAACGGCGGCAGCCTCCGCGTGGTGGACGACGCACCCAGTCTTGACCGAATCGGCGTGACCACGGACGGGTGGGCGTACTGGGACGACCTCTACATCTACCGGAGTGTTCTGATGGCGCTCTCCGGGAACGCGATGGGAGTGTTGAATACCTCTATTGATTTAATTCCGGTAGTTTTAAGTCATTGGGCGTTGTGTATAGAGTAGGGACAATCTTGAGCAGACGTATCTAAAGTATGCCTCAATCTTCTGTTAGCGACGGTGTAGAGTTCGAGTGTAGTAATGGCGGAACACTGCGTATTATTGGCGATGATGGGGAGACTGACCTCTCTCGGTTTGGTTCTGACGGCGAGTTCGCGTACTACAACGACCTCCACATCGACGCACACAACGACATGACTGTGGATGTGGACGGCGAGTACCACGCGAAGGGAAGCGTTCAGCACGTTACTGGTGACGCGGTGATGTGGTTCAATCTAATTAGCAATGAGGCGGGCGGCAAAGCCGATTTCAAGTTGACTGGCCTTCAGCCGAATGCTTGGTATCGGCTTCATTTCAGCGGCGTCCTCGCGTTGTGTGACAGCGGGAGAGCGCACGGCAAGACGAACGACCTTGGTAGACTCGATTTTACTGGAGTGATTATCCCCGATGACTGAAGGAGAAGTATTAGTATCAGGTGGCGAAGCGAGCGAGAACGGCGAGTTCATATTCAGACGTCTGCCGCCGTGGATGCCGACAACCGAGAGTGACGGGAATTTCAAACTCCTCGACGTTGTTGGTCGCGGATTTGACCGACTGGATGGAGATATTCAACAGGTCGATAAGGCTACCTCGGTACAGAAAGCAGAAAACAAGGAGTCGATTCGGGAGATAGCCCGGCTCATCGAGGAGCCACCGAAGAAGGACGAGACAGTTGACGAGTACCGACTGCGGGTCATTGCGTCCTTCCAGAAGATTACGTCCGAAGGCACGCTGGACGGCATTTTCGGGAACATCGCTACGCTCCTCGATATCTCACCGGAGCGAATCACGTATGAAGACCTCGACACGAATGGGGAGATTCTACTTGGTGTTCCGGGTGAGGGGATTGAGAATGTCTCGCTAACGACTGACGAGTTCTCTAATACGATTCGAGAGCAGTCGGCGGCGGGCTTCCGAATTAATGTGAAGAATCGTGGCTCGTTCACGTATTTGGGTGCTGAGTATTACTCGGGGTCGGGTTCGTATGATTCGGCTGACCTTGAGAGTAATGCTGAATACGGTCATGACGGGCTTGATGAAAGTGGTAATCCGAAGGGCAACGGCGGCACGTATGCTGGAGTTCTGAATTAGATTAGTTTTTATAATATATGTCTGATTATTCTTCTAACCTCAAGACGTGGGGAGCGACTGGTTCTGAGTATCCAGACGGCTACTCCTATGTCGAAGGTGAACAGCCGGTTGACGCGTGGGATAACTTCATTCGCTACAACGCGATTGAGGACGTAAATCACCTAATCGACCTGACGAACAAGCGAATCGAGTCTGACGCTGGCTCATCGCACCCGAGTTCGCCGGAGACGGCTCACCTGTCCTATCGGAACGACAATGAGCGGCTGTACCACTACGATTCTACATCTTCCTCGTGGCATGGCTTGGTGAAGATTGACGGTGACACTCTCCAAGGCACACTCGATGTAGGCGGTCACACGCTCAAAGGCGTCGGGAAGCTCGAACTTGCGGGGGACGCAGACCTCGCCGGGAACGACCTGAACGACACGACGGGCGGGGCGACCATCTACGACTCGGCAGCGGGCCACGTTCCGCTTGCCGCACTCGAACAGTCGGGTGTGACGGTGAACGCGGGTTCCCACCTCTCCGGTGGAGATACGATGACGCTCGGTGGGTCTATCTCGCTGAGCGTTGACGACGACTTCCTCCTCAACACAGGCGACACGATGAGCGGGGAGTTGACTGCGAGTCGGACGGCTGGCTCTCGACTATTCACCGCTGAGAACGCTGACTCCGGCGACCGTCTCTCCGTTCAATCAGAAGGAGACGGCGACTTCCTTCTCGTCGGCTACGACAGTTCTGCTGGAACGTGGGAGACTGGCTCCGCGCTCGAATACAGTCCTGGTAACGGCGTGTGGACGTTTAAGTCCAATCCGTCCGTCAGCGGCGACCTCATCGCAACGCAGACGTGGGTGAATGCGAACGCGGACGTTCCGAACGCCGACCACGCGGACACCGCTGATGACGCTGACACGCTTGATGGAAAGCAGGGTGCCGACTACTGGGCGAAAGACGAGCAAGTGGCCCCGGATTCTCTGGTCGTGCCGGTGAACCCGAGTTGGGCATAATCTCCACGAGGCAACTTAGATGCCTACCAACGGAGAAGTAGCCGTTAGTGGAACCGACCTCGTTTTCGTAGACGGAAGTGGCGTGACGTGGAAGTACCCCGGTACAAGCGAAGGGTCTACGTCCCGCACTCCGGGCGAGAAGTGGATTAAGGGAAGCACGCTTTACTACGTAACTGACGGAGGGAATCTCCGGTCAACGCCAACGAGCGTTAATGGAGCCGTTAGCGCGACGAATGGAGAAATCGGTGTGAAGAACTCGAAAATCGTCTACGTGGACGATTCGAGTAACAAAGTCACCGCGTTCCAAGACCAACACTCCGACTCCTCGCACGACGACTCTCACTCCGACACGAGCCACACCGACTCCGGGACTGACCACGACGACCACTCGGACTCCTACGGCGACCACGGTGACTCTCACTCCGATACGAGTCACAGCGACACCCACTCCGACTCGGACACCCAGTTCGACGGGTCGCACTACTCCGACCACAGCGACTCAGGCTCCGACCACGACGACCACTCCGACTCCTACGGCGACCACGGTGACTCACACTCGAACACGAGTCATACGAACACCGGCACCAACCACGACGACCACAGCGACACGGCGGCGCACGACGACCACACTAATTCCCCGATACAAGCATGAGCAGGCATATTTCTCCGACGATGAAGTGCAACTTGGGTTGCGAATATTGTTATGAGGAACCCGACAGGCACCACTCTCAGGAGGCGATTCAGCAGGGGTACAGTATCGACGCTATCATTGACCAACTTGAGGACTGGTACGAAGACCGGCCTGAGCAAATCCCCGGCTTGCACGGTGGCGAACCTCTCCTTCTTCCGAAAGAAGACCTCCGCGAGATTTACGAGTGGCTGGACGACCACTACGACCTCGATGAGCATGGGAGTCACATTCAGACGAACGCCACTCGAATTTCTGACTGGCATATCGACTTCTTTGAGGAGTTCAATATTCGAGTTGGCGTGTCCTTCGACGGCCCCGAGGAGCTAAACTCACTCCGGAAGGCCCGTTCCGAGAAGGACGACGATGGTGGCGACATTACCGACGAGATGACGAAGAAGACTCGTGATTCCATCGAACGCCTCATCGAGTCTGACGTTGGTGTTGGTATCATCATCGTTCTCACCGAGGAGAACGCTGGCAACCGCGAGAAAATCGAAGAACTCTACGAGTGGATTGACTACCTGAATCGGAACGGCTGCGGTGGTCACTTCAATCCTGCAATCCCGTTCGAGGGCATTCAGGACGACGTATCCCTCTCCCCGGAACAACTCAAAAAGGTCTATCTCTACGGGTGGGAGTGGATGAAAGAGGAGTCGTACCGCGAATGGAATCCCATGCGAGAGTTCCAGAACAACCTTCTTTCGCTCGGCCTTGGAAATTGCGTGAACAATACCTGTGACGTATTTAACGCGAATGCGGCTCAGATTGTGAAGGGCAATGGCGAATTGACTGGCTGTGGGAAGACGTGGCCTACGGTTGGTGACGGTGTGAGCTTCCTGCAAGGCGAATCCTCGGGTAATGAGTTCGAGGAGACTACCGAGCGGTACAAGATGCTCAAGCAGACGCCGAGTCCCTACACCGAAGACGTACCCGATGAGGGCGGGTGTAAAGACTGCGATTACTGGAACGTTTGTCAAGGCGGTTGTCCCTCCTCGGGACTGGAGTACGATTACCGCAACCGCACGCTTTGGTGCAAAGCCAAGTACGCACTCTACGACGCGATTGAGGAAGATATGCGTGGTATGTTCCCCGGCATCCGGACGATTACGGAACTGCCGTGGGACTTCGACTTCTCGGAGTTGAACGTTCCCCGGCGGAAGGTGGACATTAAGCCGTTCGCTGGAATGCGGCATTCGTCTTCGGAGAATCCGAGCGTGATGGGTGGGCCGAACGAGAGTGGTGGTCTTAGTTCGATTCGCGCGAAGGCGGAGCCATTCGATGAGACGGTTGAGCGGTACAAAGAAGAATACGATTCTGAGATTCTGACGATTGACCCTGAACAAGAGTCTGTTCACGCGGACTCTGCGAGAGCCTAATATGACAGTTACACCAGAACCAAATAGAGATGTAGAACAGCATTCGCTTGACCTTCCGGAAGTCCACAAGCATAACTGGAAGTCGGCGGATATTCGAGACAATTGGGAGACGTACTTTAAATGCGGCGAGAATCCCCTTCCCGAGATTTTCGAGGATGCGGTTCTCGACGTGTCTCACCCCCGGAATGGGTACGTGACGACGATTCCGAGTGGTGAGGCGCTTTCAGCCGCGAAGAATTACGATGAGCGCGGGCTGTCGTTCGAGCCACTTGACGCGGAGATTGACGACCAAGAACGCGCCGTCATCGCGGACACAGACCATAATGCCGCGAAGTTGAAGGCCGCTATCAAGGACGACGACTTCCTCCAAATGGCGGAACTGTTCGGCGTTCCTGAGTGCTGCCGGAAGCACACGGAGAAATGGCGTCAAGAAGGCGTCTATGACCCCGTGTACGAGGTTGCGTGTAACACGCCGAGTGCTGTTGCGACCGGCGACGATAACTCCGTTGTCGAGGTGCAAGACCCACACAACATTCTCAACGTCTTCTTCTCATACCTCGGCTGGCAGTTCATCAGCTTCTATCCGTGTTCGTTCGAGTGCGACCACGCGAACCATGTCGCCAAGCAGAACGGGGCGCTCATGCGCGACCTCGACCTCCGACACGAGAAGACCGCCGATTACCTGTGGGAGTTCCTTGGGAAGCGTTCGATATGGGAGTCGTATCACGGACTTGCGAACGTCCGGAACGCCAGTTGCACGGGTGAGTACACGTGTGATACTCGTTGGGATAAGCGAGCGGTTGTGTGGAAGGCGGAACATGAAGCGAAGGAATCCTGTTAATCTATGAATCGACCTGACCATACTTCTCTGATTACTGACGAGACTGAGTATAGCAATACGTACACGCCTGATTCTGGTAGCCTTGACGCGCAGAAGGATAGAATCACGGCTCGTGAGTGGGACGTGTTGTTTGTTTTCACCGGCTGTCGGATTGACGCGCTTGAGGCGGTGCTGTCTGCGAACGATTGGGCTGGCGTTGAGCCGACGACAAACCCGGCGGGCAACGACACGGTTGACTGGATGGAGGCCGTGTGGGGCGACCCGGATGAGGACTGGAGTGACGTGACGTATGTTTCGGGCGAGCCGGTGTGGAAGGCGGAGACGGTTGATTTCGACCCGCGTGACCACGTTGGCGAGTTTGTTGACACGACAGTAGGCGATGTGGCACGCGATGAGGGGGCGGCGTGGTCGCGGTATCTATCCTCGACCCGTCCGGACGTAGTGGGTGATATTGGCACGAGTCAGGCGGCCCCCTACGTGGTTCACTTCCGCCAGCCGTATCCGCCGTTCATCGGGAATCTTCGCGCCGGAATCGTTCACTCCGACCACCCGATTTTCAACACGGACGCGGCGACGTGGGGGACGAGTGCGCTCCCCGAAGAAGGACATATTACGCCCGAGATGTACCGCGCGGCCTACATTGATAACGTCATGGAGGTGTGGAACGCTGTCAACGGCTTCATCAGCAATACGAGTCTGAGCGTTGCTGTTACGGCTGACCACGGGACGCTTCTCTCCTCACCGTTCACGCACGGTGACGACTCTGACTCCCGGAATGAGATTGTTCCGTGGGCGGAGCCGGAACACGACCACGACCACACGCACTAATGAGTCTGTTTAGATGGACGGCGTTCACGTTCCTGTTCCCGAAGCAGTACGTGAAGCCTGAGTATTCGTTTTCGGCATTTGATGTTGAGGAGTTCAACAGCCAGTTCAACTGGCGGTCGGATGGTTGGGGTGGCCTGAAAGATACAGTACAAGACCCGTGGGATACGCGACGGAGTGCGGCTGGTGATTGTGAGGATTACGCCCTGCTCATCGCGTCGTATCTTTTGTCTGAAACCGAGGAGGACGTGTCGTTGGTGTTTCTTGCTCGCGGTCGCATGTTCCACGCGGTCTGCTCGACGGGAGACACGGTGTATTCGAGCGGCGAAGTCCACGAGAGCACGCTCGATGAATATTGC